GGGGGGGGGGGGTGTGATGGATAGCAACGACCCCGCCCTGGACTTTGGAGCGATCCCGACCTTTGCGTGGCTCCCCCTCGAGTCGCTGGTCATTGACGAACGCTATCAGCGGAAAATCTCCCAGGATGGCGAAAGTATGATCGCCCGCATCGCCCGCAATTTCAGCTGGTCGAAATTCTCGCCCCTGACCGTCACCGGCCCGGATGCCTCCGGCGATTATCCGGTGATCGACGGTCAACACCGGATGTGTGCCGCCCGACGCGTCTCCATAACCAAGCTTCCTTGCTGGATTGTTGAGGCGAAAGATCTCTCCCGGCAGGCCAACACCTTCGTGGCCGTGAACAAGGAGCGGATCTCCGTCTCTCCGATCTCGGTTTTCTGGGCGCAACTGGTGTCGAAAGATCCCAAGGCGGTCTGGGTAAAATCAATTTGCGACCAGGCCGGAATCCGGATCGGACGCCATAGCTGCGGCGATCAGCCGCCACTGACCATCATAGCGATCTCCGTCATTAACCGGCTGCACCCCCTGGGCGACGAACCGATCATCGCCGGTCTGAAAATGATCGCCGGGGCATGCCCGGACAGCCGATCCGCTTTCCGCGCGCCGGTGGTTGCCTCGGCCGTCCGGATCATGGCTCTTCTCCAACCGATCGACTGGACCCGCCTGGGCCGGGTCTTTGCGGACATGGATCCGCCCGACTGGATATCGAGAGCCAGGGCTTTCAAGCGTGAGTTCGGCGGCAGCATTGACCTGTCATTCTATTCGCTCATTGCGCGGGCCTACAACCGCAACCTCCGCTCCACCATGCCGCTTCCCGATTCACTGCCGCCCATTCCATTCAATAGCGGGTGGAAGACCAGAAACAAACCGCTTGAGGATTAAAACCGATGACGCCGTTTTCCCAATGCTTTCTTGAGGCTGATGTCGCGGCCATGGCGCTGGTGGCGGTGCTTGGCCGAACCGATCGCGCCCAGCGGATCCGCGAGAAGATCAAAGATCTGCGCTCGGCGGCCGGCCGCCTGCAGCTGGCCGAATTGGCCGCTCATCATGACCAGATCGATCCCCCGGACGCCGTCCGATTGGTAATCCAGGCGGCGTTGGCTGCCGGCATGGGGTGGCCCGACATCGCGGCGATTTTCAACAACACCGCCAGCGAAGCGCGGAGAGCGCAATGATGGCCGACAATTCAAAGATTGAATGGACGAATGCGACATGGAATCCGATTACCGGATGTTCTGTCGTCTCGGCAGGCTGTAAGAATTGCTACGCGATGAAGCTGGCAGGGACGCGGATGCGGCACCATCCCAGCCGGGCCGGCCTGACCGTAAAGACGAAGGAGGGGCCGGTCTGGAATGGTCAGGTGCGCCTTAATGAAGAATGGCTTAATCTGCCCCTGCGGTGGAAGAAACCTCGCCGGATTTTTGTTTGCGCCCATGGCGATCTGTTTCATGAGAACGTGCCGGATGAAGGGCTCGACTGGGTGTTCGCCGTCATGGCGCTGGCGCGGGCGGATGGCGTGATAAGCCATGGACACGCCCAAGAACACGGTGGCGTTGGCGTCAAAATGGACCTAACCGGCAAGAAAAATGCCGGACGGCTTCTGGATGGCGTCGAACACAATGGTTTTCCTCAGGAGTGGGTATGATGCCCACTCCCGACCCCCACCGCAAAGCCCTGATCGCGAAAATCCATATCGCCAAGGCCCAGCTCGGCCTGGACGAAGAGACCTATCGCGCCATGATCGAGCGGATCACCGGCTATCCCAGCACGAAGGATGCCGCCACAACGTCATTGATCAATGTGGTCAACGAACTGATCGGCAAGGGCTTCCGGGACACCTCCGGCTTTCGCCCCAGCAGCCGATCGGAGGTTCGCAAGATCCATGCGCAGTGGGGTGAACTGAAGCGGCGCGGCGCTCTCGACAGCCCGACCCGCAAGGCTCTGCGCGTCTTTTGCGCCAACCGGACCGGCGCGGCCGGGGCGGAGAAAGACCCGGAGCATCTGACCGTGGCCGAATGCCGGAAGGTGATCGAGGCGCTGAAGGCCTGGATTGAGCGGAAGTCGGCGCCATGAGCGACTCTTTTGATCTCCCGCCTTTTCTCGCCCAAATCGCCGCCATCGCCGGGACTGCCGCCGCCCTGAAGCTTGCCGCCGCCAAGGGTGGCACGGCGACGTATATCCCTCAGCCGGGATTTCTGACCCCTGAGCATTGGATTGTCGAGGCGGTCGGCTATGACGCCGCGGTCAAAATCGCCAAAGAATTGGGCGCCGGCAAGGTCGAGATTCCCCTTGGTCCCTGGGGGGGTAACAGAGGTAAGGTTTGGGCGGCGATTCAAAGGGCATTGAATGATGGAAAAAGCTTAGCCACAATCGCGCGTCTGGTCGGAGTCAATCAACGGACTATCCGGCGGCACAAGAACGGGTATAGCGGGCACCCGGGCGAAGACGAGCGCCAGCCTGATCTGTTCCGACGATAGCCATCTTCAGGCCGTGGGTGGGGCAAATGTCCGGGTTCTGAAAAATGCCCGGAGAACACATCCTTCGCGTCACTGATTTTTAATTCAGGTGACGCGCCGTGCCCGAACAAGACTCCATTCAAGGCTGGATCGATGGCCTTTCCGACGATGAGCTGATGGCTCTCACGCTTCTTGCCGAAGCGCGGGGTGAAGACACTGTCGGTCGCCAGATGGTGGCCAGCGTCATCGTGAACCGCCGCAAATTCTCGCTCGAATGGCGTGCGACGCACAATACCGAGTGTTGGTGGGGCGAGACGATCCGCGAGATCATCCTTAAGCCCTGGCAGTTTTCGTCCTGGAATGAAAACGATCCGAACCGGGCCAAGATGCCTGATTTCATTCACCACCCGCTCTATCCCGAGTGTCTGACGATCGCGACGGCGGCGATCAGCGGCAACGCTGAGGATTTCACGAAGGGCGCGGTCAATTACCTCAATCCGCAAACCGCGAGTCCGCAGAAATGGGCGACGCCCGACAAACTGACGGTCAGCCATCTCCACCACGATTTCTATCGGCTATAGGGGTCTTTCATGAAGGGTTATCGCACCATTGCCTTTTCGATCGCCGTCATCCTGCTGGGGTTGGCCGGAAAGCATGTCAAACCGGACCTGGTCAACGAATATCTGGATGTGATCTTTGCCGCCATCGGCCTGGGCTTCCTGGTATTGCGCCTGATCACCGATACACCGTTCGGCGCCAAGGTGGCTGCCGATCTGGGCACCACGCCGGCCGATCTCAAGCAGCTGCTCTCCCGGCTCGATCCCGACATGCCGCAAAATCTCTCCCAGGCTGTGACCGAGTTGCGTCAGTCGATCAGCCTCCTGGCCGCCCATGCGCCGGCCCAGTCCGTGGCGCTGGACAAGCTGGAGGGCCTGGTTTCGGCTCTCGGCGAGGTCGCGTTTGCCCCTGCCGAAACCGACGAGGTCAAGGTTGCCGCCGATCCGGATCCCTCCCCAACTCCGGTTCCGGTTCCGTCCCCGGCTCCAACCCCCGTTCAGTGAGGTCAAAATGAGATTCACGGTCCTCTGCAATTTCGCCGCTCTTTCTTTGGTTGCCGGCATGCTCGGCGCCTGCAGCACCAAGCCGGAAGATCTGGCCGCCGCGATCGCCGCCGACCCGGCCTCGGTCTCCGTCCATCAGGTGATCCAGGGGCCGATGTGGACGATCACCACGGACATTACACGCGTCAATTCGAGCAACACCGCATCCACGGCCAATGGCAATGGAACCGCGGTCAATGTTCCGACCGGCGCCACCGTCAATCCCGCGCCGCAGAAGCCGCAAGGCGGAACGACCTTGACGCCGGGTTCGCCCGCGTCCGCGCCCGGACAGTGATGAACGGTGATCGGAGTCGAGAGACATGAGCACCCCCTTTGACGCGGCGAAGCTCGGAAAAAGATGCGGCCGGTATCGGTTTAATACCGATCCCGACGCTATCGCCGACTCCCTTCGCGAGATGGCGGACGAGATCGAGGCGGGAAATATTCATGTGCTGAAACTCCATAGCGCCCAGTCCATCGCCGACTGTGATTTCTCAGCGAGATCAGTGGTCATTCGCTACATTTCAAAAGAAGAAGAGTCATGATCAATCTGCAGTTTTGCGGCTTCGACAGCATCCTCGCCCGGGGCATCTCGCGCTTTACCGACCCATCCGGTACCGGCATCGGTCATGTCGATGCAGTCATGCCTGACGGCTCACTGCTCGGCGCCCAGCATGAAGACGGGCTGGGCGGCATGCCATCGGGCGTCCAGATCCGCCCGGCCGATTATGGCGACAGCTGCGGAATGACGAACAGGCGTCGCGTCGCGCTTCCCGCCGGTGACGATATGACGGCCGCATTTTACGCCTTCCTCCGTGGCCAGATCGGCAAGCCCTACAATACCGCCGCGATTGTCGCGTTCATCACCGGGACCAATGCCCAGACGGAGGGTGGCTGGTTTTGCAGTCAGCTGCAGCGGGTGGCGCTGGAGACCTGCCAATTTTTCGTTCCCCTGTGGATGCCCGCGAACAAAGACACCCCTGCCGATCTTTTGCAGGTCTGTTCGGCCTTCGCGCCGGTGCTGATCGATTGATGGGTGATGACTGACGTTATCGACCTCGCCTGCGAGCGAGAGGAACAGTTTCGAGATGACGCGCTTGACGCTTTTCATGCGCATCAAAGGCCAAGCGGTGAAAGCGCCGCCAATTGCAAGTCCTGTGGCGATCCCATTCCCGAGGAGCGCCGCCGGGCCGTGACGACAAACCACTGCGTTGACTGCGCCGGTCAAATGGAGAGAGCACGATGATTGCCACAAATGACTGGCCTGGATGGGTTGAACTGATTTTCCGGTGTCTCGCCGCGATCGGCGGTCTCGCCGGCCTGGTCGGCGGCCTCGCCATGGCCCTTGCGCACCGCACGTTCGCGACCAAGGACGAGGTCCTGCGGAACTTCAGGGATCACGAAGAACAGCATGAGGAGATCGGGCGGCGGCTCGGTACCGGCTCGGCGGAGTTCGCTACGATCAAGGCCGATATCGCGCACCTCCCCAACAACACCGATATCGCCGCGATGATGAGGAGGATCGGTGCCGTGGAGGGTTCGGTACGGGCACTGGAGGCCACGCTCAAGGGGATCGAAGAGGTCCTGAAGAGGGTCGAGCGTCCCTTGAATCTCCTGGTTGAGCATCATTTAAGGAGGAATGGAGATTGACCACCTTTCGTGATGACTGGAACGCCTCGCGTCGGCTGTTCCTCCTGCGCCTTCTTGTCGAGGTGCGCCAGGCCAATGAGAGCGTGCTGTACAAATCGGCCGCGAAGGGAGGCTTTTCCAGCGACACCCGCAACGACATCCGGGAGGACCTCGACCATCTTTGCAAGACGGGCTGCGCCAAACAGGAGTTTCTCAACGACGTACTGAGGGTGATCAGCATTACCGAACGCGGCGAGGATGCGGCCTATGGACGCATCGCGGTTGCCGGCGTCGAACAAACCCCGTGGGATCGCTGATCAATGTCAAGGCCGTCCAAAATCGATCGCCTGCCACCGGAAATCCGGGAAGAAATCGGATCGCTCCGCGAGCGCGGTTACACCATTGATGAGATCCTCGGGCATCTGCGCGCCTTCGAGATCGCGCCGCAAGATCGGCCCTCGCGCTCGGGATTGCATCGGCATATTCAAGGTCTCGACAAGATATCGGAACGCCTGATGCGCAGCCGGTCGGTTGCCGAGGCCCTTGTCCGCAAGCATGGCGATGCTCCGGAAGGCCGCCAGGCGCGCCTTAATATCGAGATCATGCATTCGATCGTCATGGATCTGCTGATGGCCGCCGGCGATCAGGACGGCGAGGCTGCCGAGTCGGGCGCCGTCACCTTCGATCCTCAACAGGTGAGCTTGCTGGGGAGAACGCTGCGCGACCTGTCGTCGGCATCAAAAACCGATGCCGACCTTATCACCAAGCTTCGCGAGGAACAGCGCAAGCTGGCTGAGGCGGAGATGAAAAAGAGGGTCGATGTCGCCATGGTCGCGGTCGGCAAGGAAAAGGGTCTGAGCGCCGACACCATCGACATGATCAAAAGTCAAATGTTGGGAATTCGGGGCGGGTGATGGGAAATCCCGTCTCAAGGGAGGAATGGGAGAGGCTGCGCGCGGATGCGCGCTTTGTCTTGCCTGACCATCTGACCGGGGCACGTCTGCCCGACGTACTTCTTCCCTATCAGCAGGATCTGCTGGCCACCACGGCGGCGTCCAGGGTAACCGTCGTCGAGAAGTCGCGCCGCACCGGCTATACCTGGGGCGTCGGCTCTGACGCCGTTCTGACCTCGGCCGGTTCCCGATCGGCTGGCGGCATGGACACTCTCTATATCGGCTATAATCTCGACATGGCGCGCGAGTTCATCGACGTTTGCGCCATGTGGGCCAGATCGTTCAACCAGGCGGCCGACCAGGTGGCTGAATTTGTTTTCAAGGACAAGGAGGATGAGGGTAAAGAGCGGGATATTCAGGCTTTCCGCATTCGCTTCGCCTCGGGTTTTGAAATCGTCGCACTTTCATCGCGGCCTCGATCGCTGCGCGGCCGCCAGGGCTATGTGATCATCGACGAAGCTGCGTTTCATGACGATCTGTCCGGTCTGATGAAGGCGGCGCTCGCTCTGTTGATGTGGGGCGGCAAGGTCCTGGTGATCTCAACGCATGACGGTGATTCCAACCCCTTCAATGAAATTGTCGAGAACATCAAAAAGGGGCGCGTGCCCTACATCCTTATTACGCTTGATTTCGACCAGGCGCTGAAAGATGGGCTCTATCAGCGGATCTGCCTGGTCACCGGCCAGAAATGGTCGCCGGCGGCCGAGGCGGCGTGGCGAGAGGAGATTATTTCCTTTTATGGCGACGCGGCCGATGAGGAATTGTTTGTCATTCCCTCCAATGGCTCCGGAACCTATCTGCCGTCCCTGCTCATCGAGCGGGCGCAAAAGCCCGGCATTCCCGTGGTGCGATGGGAATGCAACAACGACTTCGTCCATCTCTCGGATCATGTTCGCGAGGCGGAGGCCCTGGCCTTTTGCCGAGAGAAGCTCGACCCTGTTCTTGATCTGATGGATCGGGGCCTCAAAAGCCATTTCGGCGAAGACTTCGCGATGTCGGGCGATTTGACGGTGATCATACCGATCCAGATCCAGCAAGACATGAGCCGCCGCCCGCCCTTCGTGCTGGAGCTGCGCAACACGCCTTATGCCCAGCAGCGCCAAATCCTTTGGTATATTGTCGATCGGCTTCCGAATTTCCAGATGGGTGCGATGGATGCGACCGGCAATGGCGCGCCGCTGGCCCAGGAGACGGCAACCCGTTACGGGATGAGCAACGTCATTGAGGTCAAGATCAACGAGGCCTGGTACCGGGATGCGGCACCAAAATATAAAGCCGCCTTCGAAGACGGTTTGTTCACCCTTCCGCGCGACATCGACATCTACAACGATCATCGTCTGATCAAGATTGTGCGGGGCGTGCCCCAGATCGACCGTGCGCCACAGGTGCATGGCCGGGGCGAAGATGCCGGCAAGGGCGGCAAGAAGAAGCGTCACGGCGATTCGGCGATCGCCGGAATGTTGGCGCATTACGCCACGCTGCAATCCCGCGACGACGGGATTATCGAGTTTTACCGCCGCCAGGTCGCGGCATCAAAAGGGGAGCGCACATGACCACCCGTCTTATGCCGCCGGCAACCGGCGCAACCACTATCACCGTCCATGGCCGAACCTACAGCTGTGCTGTGGGAAACACCGTCGACGTTCCGGATCAGGACGCCATTGTCATGACCGCCAACGGCTGGAACGCCGTCGCCGGCGGCGGCGCCGTCGGAACCACGGCGCAACGCCCGGCTGTTCCGCGCCCTGGCGTCGAATATCACGATACAAGCCTGGGGAAGACCATCATTTTCGATGGGAAAGTCTGGCGTGATCCCGCCAATGGAAGCAGCGTTTAAGGGGGTATTATGGTCGGGTTAATCGAGCGCTTCGCCCTCGCGGCGCGCTACGCCATTACAGGCGATGCGTCGGCGGCCGCGCAATGGTTTGGTCCACACCAGCCACTTGACCCGACCGCCCCCCCCGCCGTCGAGGGAAGGCGTTTTGATTTCCGGGCGGGCATCAATCTCGCCTACCGGCCGGGCGATGACGAAGGCATCGACTTCGCGCAGCTTCGCGCCCTTGCCGACAACTTCGGATTGGTGCGCCTGGTGGTCGAAACGCGCAAGGACCAGTTGGCATGGCGGGAATGGGAAATCCGTCCCCGCAAGGGCTGCGCGACACGGCCCGACGATCCAGCCATCACGGCAATCACCAGCTTTCTCGAAACCCCCGACATGGAGCATGACTGGGAGACCTGGTTGCGCGCCCTGGTGGAGGACATGCTGGTTATCGACGCCGCGACGATCTTCCCCAGGCGGACCGGCAATGGCGAGCTTTACAGCCTCGATCTTATTGACGGGGCCACCATCGGCCGCGTCATTGACCCCTGGGGGCGCACGCCGACACCGCCCGCCGCGGCTTATCAGCAGGTCCTCCATGGTCTCCCGGCGGTCGATTACGACGCCAAAAGCCTGCTTTATCTTCCGAGGAATTACCGGACCAACCGGATCTATGGTTTCAGTCCGGTCGAACAGATCCTGGTGATGATCAACATCGCGATGCGTCGCGAAATGCACAAACTGGAATATTACACCAGCGGTACCGTTCCGGATGCCCTGGCCGGGGTTCCCATGACCTGGAATCCGGATCAGATCGCCGACTTCCAGGAATATTTCGACACTCTTCTGAGCGACAATTTGGCTCAGCGGCGGAAAATTCGCTTCGTGCCGGAAACGATCGCCAAAGCGTTTGTCGAGACCAAGGGGGCCGTGCTCAAGGACGATTTTGACGAATGGATTGCCCGTTTCGTCTGTTACGCCTTTAGCGTGTCCTCTCAATGGGCGGTCAAGATGATGAACCGTTCGACCGCCGAGAGCGCGGCGCAGCAGGCAACCGAGGAGGGCTTGGCTCCGCTGCAGGGATGGGTGCGCAACGTCATGACCCGCACGCTGCGCGATGCATTTCTCCGGCCCGATCTTGAATTTTGCTGGAAGGAAGATCAGGCCGTTGATCCGGCCGAACAGTCGGAAATTGACGACAGGGACTTGAGAAATGCAAGCCGCACTCTCAACCAGGTGCGCGCATCTCGCGGCGATGACCCCGTGCAAGGCGGCGATGAGCCCTTGATATATACGGCGGTCGGCGCGGTTCCATTGAAGGATGTGCTCAATCCACCGGCTCCCACGCCAGCCACCCCGGCGGTTGCGGGACCAGATCCGTCGCCCGACGGCGATGATGATGGCCGTGGTGGCGGAAAAGGACCGGGCGGAGGCGGCCGGTCTTCCGGAGGTTCCGACAACATGAGCAAGGCCGCCGAAGGTGAGTCTCCCGAACAAAGCCTTGAGATGGCATGGGCGGATTATCTGGGAGGGCAGGCCGGCCAGGCGAATGGTTTTTTTTTGACCTTGGCGGCGCGAGGGGAAGACCCCAACAAAGCGGCAATCTCCGCTGCCGCTGATCCCTCCGCTCTGGCCGAGGCGGCGATCGACGCGGCGGCCACCGCGATCGAGCGCCGCCAGCTGGTGGAGCGCACCGCCCGGATTCTTCTTTCCAGCGCGACGGACGCGATTAACGAGGGATTGGGGGCGCTGGAATCCACCCTCGGCAATGGCGGCGCCGAAGCCGGCATCGTCATGGGGCCGGCCGAGGTCGCCGACATTACCAACCTTGCCCATCCCGAGGCGGTCGAATATGCCGAGACGCGTGCCGCCCAGTTGGTGTCGCGGATCGATGAAACGACCCGCAATCAGCTCAGAACCCTCATCGCCAACGCTCAGAAAGAGGGGTGGAGCGCCGATCGCCTGGCCGGCGCGGTTCACGATATGGGCGGCTTCGGCCCGGTCCGGGCGGAGATGATCGCCAGGACGGAGCTGGCCGCCTCCTCGATCCGCGGCAATCTCGCAGCTTGGACCGCTGCCGCCAATCGGCTGGGTCTGGGCATCAGGAAGCGCGTGATTTTAGGGATCAACGAACAGCACTGCGCGGCCTGCGAGGACGCTGTCAGAGAGGGTGCAATCCCTCTTTCCGATAGTTGGGGTGTTGGTTTCGCGCCCCCGTTCCATCCTCGCTGCGGGTGCGATCTGGTACCTGAAGTTATAAGGGACGAGGAGGGACGCCTCGAGTCGAGGAATTTCCCACCACGCGAACGGCATGGAGAACGACCATAAGGAGAGAAAAAAGCAAGAATGACCGATGACGCGTTCGCAAACACCGCCCCCTCGTCTACCCGGCGACATCAAAATACCGCTATTTCCGCCTGGGACCCGTTTAGAATCGAATTTAAAACGAGTCCCGGCATCGAGATGACCCAGAGGGGTAAACTCGCTTCCACGGGCTAAAAATCGGCTCCTTGGAATCGGTGTATCATGCTTCGCTTGCGGCGGCGCCGTCGCCGTGGCACCCTGACCACCTCCCATCCCATCCGAAAGACCAATGGTCAGGACATCTGTCCGGGTTCTTTGGTCTTTTGACTCCCCTTATTTTCCGGATCTCACGCGGTCATGCGCCGCAGTTGGTCCCAGGACAAATAGGGCGGTCACAATCCATGCTGTTCATTCCCCTGCGCAAAGTCGACTCAGGACGCCGTATCGTGATCGCCCGTCTGGACGAGACTCCCGATCGCGCCGGCATGGTGCTGGATTACGAATCCAGCAAACCGGCCTTCCAGGCATGGTCGGAAAACATGCGCAAGGCTACCTCCGGCCTGTCCCTCGGCAATGTGCGCGAAATGCACGGACTGCGGGCGGTAGGCCGGGTGACCCGCATGGATTTTCTCGATGCCGAGAAGGCCATTGAATTCGAGATCGAGGTCATCGACGACGATGCGATGCTCAAGATCGAAACGGGCATCCTGACCGGTGTTTCGCAGGGCGGCAAATATGGCAGGCGCTGGCATGACGGAATGTTCAAGCGCTACACCGCCGGCGCGGTGCATGAGCTTTCCCTGGTGGATTATCCCTGTATTCCCGACGCGACCTTCTCGATGATCAAGGCTGGCGGCGCTGAGGAATCAATCAGTCTGGTCGGCAGCGATGATGGTCGGATCCGTTATGTCGCCGATCTGCTGGTCGACAGCGAAGACCTGACCGAATATCGCGACATCCTCCTGGCGCAGCCTTCAGTGATGCTCAAAGCGCTTTTTCCCAAGGACGGTCCCGAAGGGATGCAGACGCGGGATTTCGATCCGGCCGAGCGCGATCAACATGCCCAGAAGGGCGACGCGCTGCAAGACGGCTCGTTTCCGATCGTTGAGGCGTCCGACGTGGCCCATGCGGTTCGGGCTATGGGCCTGTCCCAGGAAGCCGACATGGTCAAGGTCCATATCATCGCTCGCGCCGAAGCGCTGGGCGCGACCGATCAGCTTCCTGCCGGTTGGATCGCGGCGGCCGCCACAACCACGGAAGAAGCCGCCGGGGCGCCCCCCAGCGCCGAGGATATGGCCAAGGCCTCGCTTGCCGAGGATATGGCCAAGGCCGGCGCCCGGAACAGTTCCGCCGACCTCTCCCACATTCAGGCCATTCATGACCACGCCCGTGAGCTTGGCGCCGTTTGCGGAGACGAGGACGCCGGCGGAACGACGATGGTTAAACTTGCCGGTGAGCTGCACACTTACAAACACCAGCTCGGCAGCCTTCGGGCCGAAAACACGGCGTTGACGAAGAGGCTAGCCGAGCTTGAGCGAACTCCGCTTCCTGGCGGTCCTGTCCGCACCAATGTGGCGATCCACAAGAGTCAGGACGGGCACACGGGCGCCAGTCTGAAAGAAAAAGCGGCCGCCGATTTAGCTGCCATTAACGCGATGCCGGACGGCCAGGAAAAGACGGTCGCCCTGGTCCGCCACACCATGAAATTTCAGTGAGGAGTTCTTTGATGCGTAATATTTCCGGTGTTACCAACGATACCCTGGACATGCTGATGCGTCCGGGCGCCAGCACTGAGGACATGATTAAAGCCTGGTTTGCCCCGACGGGCGCAACCACGGGCATCCAGAACTATTCCCTGATCAAGCCGGCCCTCAGCCTGTTCCCGGTGGTAACGCCGATTGTGAACGGTCTGTCCTTCGATGACGCCGGCGGCGGCATTCAAAGCAATTGGCACGCGATCACCGGCGTCAATACCACCGGCATCTCTCCCGGCCTTTCCGAAGGCAATCGCGGCGCCGCCATCACCACGGCCACCGCCGATTATTTCGCCAGCTTCAAGACATTCGGCCATGATGACTACGTGACCGACGAGGCACGCGACGCCGCAACCGATTATATGGACTTGCTGGCCCGCGCCCAGTCCAACCTGCTCTTCACCTCGCGGATCAGCCTTGAGCGTGTCTGCCTGGGCGGCCTTGGCACCTATTCGCTGCCGGCGCCGACGGCTCCGACGCTCGCCACGGCGACGACGGGCGGGGCGCTCCCGGCCGCTACCACCTATTCGGTAATCTGCGCGGCTCTGACCAGCAACGGGTACCGCAACGGGTCGGTTGTCAATGGCGTCCCCGGTCAGGTCAGCCGCACCAACATGGATGGATCCGTCGATGCCTATGGCGGCGGTACCGGCCCGCGGTCGGCCAACACCACGATCCTTACCGGCGCCGGCGGCGCCAACTCAATCACCGCCTCGACGCCGCCGATCGCCGGTGCGGTTGCCTATGCGTGGTTCTGGGGCGCGGCCGGCGCAGAACTGCTCGGCGCGATTACAACGATCAATTCCGTGGCAATCACCGCGGTGGCAGGGGGAACTCAAACGGCCGTCTCGTTGGGCGCCGCCGCCACCGACTATTCCAAGAACGCGCTGGAATGCGACGGGCTCATCTCCATCAACAGCAAGGCTGGAATGGGCACATATACCATGCAGCAGGCGACCGGCGTGGCCGGAGTCGGCACGCCGCTGACCGCCGATGGCGTCGGCGGTGTCGCCGAACTCGACACCGCCATGAAATGGATGTGGGACAATCTCCGCATTGGCCCGAGCCGAATTTTCATGAGCAGTCAGGAGCAGCTCAATATCACCAAGAAGGTTCTCCAGTCCCCCGGCGGCAGCGGCGCTCAGCGCTTTATGATCCAGGCCAACCAGGGTTCGGTTATCGGCGGTGATCTCGTGGTGGGCTATCTCAACAAATTCGGCAACAACTATGCCGGCGTTGCCGGACAGTCGGCCAAGTTCGTCCCCTTCGTCATTCATCCGGATCTGGCTCCGGGAACGATCATCCTCGACACCGAGGAACTGCCCTATCCGCTGAACGATACGCCGAACGTCAAGCGCTTCCTCGCCCAGGAAAACTGGCATGCGACGCTCTGGCCCCGTGTCCGTCGCCGCTATGAATACGGCGTCTACCTGCGCGGCGTGTTCCAGCACTTCTTCCCGGCCTCCACGGTCGTGATCTCGAACATCGCCAACGGCTGACAGCCATTCCTGACAGGAGGATGACTTGACGAAAGAAATGCGTTCCCTGACCGGCCACACGTCGGTCCATCATGACCAAAAGCTGTACCACCCAAACAAGGAGGGAGTGTTCCTGGTTGAGGACGGGCATGTCGACGCGCTCAAATCGCACGGGCTGCTTCTTGTGGACGAGGCCGACCTGGTCGCCCAGGCCGAACTGACAAAACGCCGGACCGATGATCTTGAGGGCGAAAATGCGCGGCTCAAGGCTCAGTTGGCGGAAAGCGCCCTTGCCAAGGAAAATGAAGAGCTTCGCGCCCAGCTCGCCGCCCTGCAGACCCCGGATCCGGCGGCCGGCGAAGGCAAGAAGAAGGCCGCGAAAGCCGACGGGACGGAGGGCTGAATGCTGCTCAATGTCCCTCCCGGCATTACCCAGGTTGTTGACGACGCCGGCAATGCGCTGACCGTCGTCGGCGGTCAGGTGCATGTCGAGCCCCATCTGGTCGCAGGTCTTCTGGCCCAGGGTTTTACGGTCGCCGCGACCGATGCCACCACCGCTGATTCGCCGGAATTTACCGGCGATACACAGCTTCCGTCGGAGTAAGCGGAATGCCGGCCGGCGATCTCACCACCCTGGCGAATGTCGAAGGGTTTCTCAAGCTGCAGGCGGGCAATGCCGACGAGGCGTTGCTCTCCCGCTTGATCACGGCCTCTTCGATCTTCGCGCAGAGTTGGTGTAATCGCCAGTTCGCCAGCCAGTCCTTCTCCGAGACGCGGGACGGCACCGGATCAAATCGAATGGTTTTTGGCAACCCGCCGGTGAGCGCGGTGACGTCGGTTGTGATTGATGGCTGGTCTATTCCGATCGGCGATGCCGTCTCGGCGCCGGGTTATTATTTCACGCCGAGGCGGCTGATGCTCAACGGCTATCGGTTTTCGGTCGGACTGGGCAATGTCGAGCTGTCCTATGAGGGCGGTTTCGCCGCAATTCCTGACGATATCGAGCAGGCCGTGATTGAGATTGTCGTGCATGCTTACAAGGAGCGGGATCGCATCGGGCACTCCTCCCAGGCGATGGCCGGCGAGACCACGTCCTACATCGTCAGGGACATGCCGCCGCGCGCGGAGTCGATCCTGCGAAATTACAAACGCGTGGTGCCGATATGAGCGGCATCGGCATTGAGCAGATTGGACTCGAGTCCGTCACCATTCAGCTTCGATCGATGCCCGATCGGGTGCGCCAGGCGCTGGAACGCGCAGTGGAAACGGAGGCGCTCAATCTCGTCCGTATCGTCAAAGAGGATAAACTGTCCGGCCAGGTTCTGGGTCAGCGGACCCACCGCCTTCGGGATTCGGTCCATATGCTCGCCCTTGAGTCCGACGCGGACACGGTCGAGGCGGCGGTTGGCGTCAACCTGAAAGACGCCAAATACGCAGCTTTCTGGGAGTATGGGTTTACCGGCATCGAGCAGGTGCGCGAACACACCCGGAAAATAACCCAGGCATTCGGCCGCCCGATTGATGAGCGCACCATTCTGGTCCGCGCCCATGCGAGGCATGTCGATCAGCCGCCGCGATCCTATCTGCGCTCAACGCTTGGTGAGGAGGCGGACGGGATCCGGGCGCGCCTGCGGGCCGCCGTCGACCGCGCCGCCGCCGGAGGCGCCGCATGATCCGCGAGACCTACTATTCCGCATTGTTCGCGGTGCTGCAGACCCTCCAGGGGTCGGCTTTCTCACTGGTGTCGCGCAAACTCCTTCTTATCGGCAACATGAACAGCACCGATTTCCCGGCGCTTTTCATGGTGGTTCACAACCAGGTTACCGCCGCCGGCCCGATCGGCCTGCCCGGCAAGCGCACGCTCGGCGCCCAACTGTTCATCTATGTCTCCAATCCGGATGCCACGGTGAGCGCGGATCCGCTGCTCAACACACTGATTGATGTGGTCGAGGCCGCTCTCGCGCCGTCGCCGATGAGCGGAACCCAGACACTGGGCGGCATCGCGCAGCATTGCTGGATTGACGGGGTGACCGAAGTGTTCTCCGGCTCGAACAGTCAAAGTGCCGCCGCCATCATTCCCGTCAAAATCCTGGTCCCCTGAAAGGAACCACAATGGACGAAGCAGCTTCGCCTTCCGGCAACCCCATACCACCCCCAGAGAGCGAGCCGACCATGTCGGCCGCCGGCGAGGCTTCAGCGACCTCGCCGGCGCCTTCGGGGTCGGTCGGAATTTCCGATGAGGTTGAAGATCCGATCGACGCGCTGGATGCCTGGTTTCATCAGCACATTCACGACTCGGTCTACAGCCGCAACACCTTGGTCTACAACCGCATTGTTTCCGCCTATTCGGTCATCAGGGCGGAGTTGATCGCTCTGGCGTAATTCGAGCAACGGAGTTTCTCATGGCACTCGCAGTTTTCGGTCCCGGTTCGCTTTATGTCACGCGAAACGACATTCCAAATCAGACGCCGATCAACGTCGGATATTGCAACGAGTTCTCGTATGACGAGTCGGCGGAATCAAAGGCGCTTTATGGCTCATTGCAATACGCGCTCGCCGAAGCGCGCGGAACCATCAAGGCGACGGGCAAGATCAAGGCGGCCAAGTTGTCCGGCATTGCACTTAATGCCGTGTTTCATGGCCAGTCCTTCGCGGCCGGCTCCCTTGTTATGAGCCAAACGGAACTTGGCACGCTGCTGACGAACGCTGTGACCGTCGCCAACGCGGCGCATTTCGACACCGATCTCGGGATCATCTACGCCTCCGGCGCGTCGGCGGGGCTGCCTTTCCAGAAAATGCCCCCGGCGACCCCCCAGGCAACGCTGACCGTTGGGCAGTACACTGTCGCCGCCGGCGTTTATACCTTTTCGACAGCCGATCAAACCGCCCAGGCGGCTGCCGGCGCAACCCCGCTCGTCGGGATTACCTATGTCTTCACATCGACAGCCGGGCAGTCTTTGACGGTGATGAACACGCCGATCGGCACCACGCCGACCTTCCAGATCGATTACGCCACCACCGATAATGGGCAGGCTTACTACGGCCGCTTCTTTGCCTGCGTATCGACCAAGCTCTCGAAGGCATTCAAGCTTTCTGATTTCATGATGCCTGAGATCGATTTCGGCTTCTTCGCCAACGCGGCCGGCCAGGTCTACAAGGCCGGTTATTCCGAGGTGTCGTGATGAAGAAGACTCAGATCACGATCACGCTGGGCGGTGTCGATTATAAGGTCCACCAATTCTGTGTCCGGCAATATCGCGAATTTGATATGAGCGCAGCCCGCTACGCGCAGGCCTCCAAATCGGATGATGCCGAGGCGCGGGCGGCGGCGTACTGGGATCGCGTGGGAGAGGTGGTCGCAATTGCCCTTTCGCCGGATTATCCGGAACTGTCGCCGGATGTCCCCAAAAGAATCGTTGCCGATGATGCTCGGGTGGCGATGGGTGAGATCTTCAATTTCCTCGGACTTGTGCCGGTGGGGGAGCCGGTGGCGGCGGCGTCGACTGGGTCTTTGTCTACGGACGCTTAGCCGCCGGCTGCGGGTACACGCCGTCGCAGATCGACAAGATGTCGCTGCCTCAGGTCCTTGAGCAGTTCGATTATTGGGAGTCCCAGCCACCGGTCCACGAACTGGTGGCTGCCTATCTCGGATATGAGCGCCCGAAGACGGTAGAACAGCAATGGGCGGAAGGCGCGATGGGTCCGGCGGAGTTCGCGGCCCATTTCAAACAGACCGGCGGAAAATTGGATAAGTCATGAATGATGATGCGGTCCAAATCAAGATAACGGCAAACTCCGCCGATCTTACCGCTCAGATCGCCAAGGCTGAAGACGCGTTAAAGCGCCTGTCAACCTCCGTTCAGGGCACCACCTCGGGCCTGGCGCCCCTCAACAACGCAACCGCCGAATTCATTCGTCAATATGACCGTGCGGCGGCGACGCTCGATCGGTCGCGCGCCGCCTTCAGCCACGTCACGGACGCACTGGCAGCCAATGAGATGTCGGGTTCCCAGGCCGCCCGGGTGATGGGTCTCATTGCCAGCGAGGCCGATCGCGCGGGGGGGGCTCAGGCCAAGCTTGGACATGGAACGGCTGGAACGACCCGGGAATTTATCGTTCTTGGGCATGAGGTTGTCAGCGGAAATTTTAGCCGCATTCCCGGCTCCCTGATGGTCCTGGCCGAGCGTTCCGGCAATTTGTCGGGAATCATGGGCGCGCTCGGATCGACCACCGGCATGCTGGCGATCGGATTCGCCGCCATTGCCGCCGTGTTGTTCGAAGTCGCCAGTTCGTCCGTGCAGGCCAACGAGGCGCTCAACAACATCCAGTTGACCATGGCCGCCATGGGACGTGGCGCCAGTTACAGCAAAACGTCGATCCAGCAAATGGTTGTGTCCCTGCATGAGGTGACGGGCGCGTCCAGATCCGATCTACGCGAAATGTATGATGGCGTTATGTCGATTCCCCGCGCCGCCCAGACGACGCGCGACAGTCTGGTCCGGTTGGGGCCGGCCTTTGCCGTTGTCACCAAAAAAGACAACAAGGAGGCCGTGGAAGAGCTTTCGAAGTCGTTCTCATCCTTCGGCGGCCTGGAAAAGCTTGCGGATCAGTTCACGCTTTTCGGAGTCAGCGAAACAGCCGCGTTCAACGACGCAAAGAAGCTGAATGACATCTGGAAAGCCCAAGACGTCGCCCTTGCCGCATTGAACCGGCGTTTGCTGGGCACACAGGACGCCTACACCAAGGCGTCTCAGCAATCGGATGCGTTCCAGCGCTTCATGGCTGGCGGTGAGATCCGTCAGGCCAAGGGGCGTGGCCAAGGGTCTGTCGCGGTTCACCCCCAGACTGGCGAAGGTCCCAGCCAGGACGATCTGAAGGCTATCGACGCCCAGTCCAAAATCGCGGCGGACACCCAACAGAATGTCGACAAACTGACCGCGTCCTGGCATGGCGCCAAGTCCGATCTGGATGCAACGATCGCGCAGATGTGGGCCGATGCCGTCGCCAAATACAAGCTCGGCGGCGATACATTGCTGGCCCTCCAGCGCCAGCAACAATCCGCGATGCATACCGCGCAAGACGCGGCCAGTCATGAATCTGTCCAGCTCGCAGCCGCCGCCCTTGCTGAAAAAACCGCTAAAAGCAATCTCAGCCGCTCCCAGGAGCTATCCGCGCAGATTTCGTCCGACAAGGAGCTGCTGGCGAGCACCAAGCTGACCTATGAAGATCGTCAGCAGGTCGCGCATGATTTGATGATGGCGGAAGGCAACCTGGTCAAGGAAGGTCAGCGGGTCAAGATGCAGGCCCTCCAGGAGGGGCTTATCCTCGCCAGGGCCGGGAGTCAGGAGCGGATCGCCGCAGCCGAGAAAGAGCTGCAGTTTGTAACCGCTACCTATGGCAAGGAATCGGCGGAATACAAGGCTGCCCTCAAGGAAAAGCAGTCGGCCCAGCGAGAATTTGCCCAACAGCAGGAAGAAATATCGCGGATCCGCCTCGATTCTGAAAACGAGGTCAGCCGGATTGACCTGCAATCCTACAAAGACCAACTGGACGCCAAGGTTGCCGCCGGTCAGATGTCGGCCGCGAGACGGTTGCAGATCGAACAGGATCTTACCCAGCAGATGGCGCAACAGGAAATGGAGCGCCTGCAAAATGCGATCGCCGCCGAGCAGGAAGGCGGCGCGGCCTATGAAAAGCTTTATGGTCAAATTCAGGTGTTGGTTGCCAGGACCGGCCAGGAACTGAGCAAGCTGGACGCCCAGATCGCCGAGGGGCTGAAAAAGTCGGCGGATAAAGACGACGGGCAGTTCGACAAGCTCTTCCAGCCCATGGGCCGCGCTTTCGATCAGATGGTCTCCGGCGTGATGATGGGGACCCAGTCCATTCAGCAGGCGATGGCCAGGGCCGGAATGAACATGGCCACCGCGTTCGCGGCCGATATCCTGAAAATGATTGCCCAGGAAGCGGCTTTCGAGGTGTTCCATGCGCTCGCCTGGAACAAAATGGCGACAGCCGTACAGGCCGACAGCAGCAAGTCGGCCATGTCCTTCATTTTTGGCAAGACTGAGGAAACCGCCGCCGTCACGGGGGCAACGGCGGCGCAGACCGCCGCGGTTACCACGGGAGCCGCTACACAGGCCGCCGCCGTCACCGCCGGTCAAACTGCCCAGTCGGCCGCCGAGAGCACCGGCATTCTGAAACATGCCGGATCGGCCGCCGCCGCCGTCTATGACGATGTCGCTCAGATCCCCTACGTCGGGTGGATGCTCGCGCCACCGGCCGCCGCCGCGGCTTTCGCCGCCGTCGCGGCCTTTTCGGCGGAAGGAGGCATGGGCAACGTGCCCTATGACAACGCGCCATTCTATTTGCACAAGCGCGAAATGGTGCTCCCGGCCTCGATCGCGTCGCCGCTGCGGACCGCCATCCAGAGCGGGTCATTCAGCGGTTCATCGTCGTCAGTTTCATCCATTTCCGGCGGTAATCACACCATCAATGTCAGCATTTCCGGCGGGGGCAACATGACCGCCGCTCAATTGCTGCAAAATGGACGGGCCGTCGCGCTGTCTATCTCGAACGAACTTCGGAACCTGAATGCCGACCTGATCAGCGGTCTGCGGAGGGCTGTCGGATGACACAACCCTTCCCGACGCTGGCAGGCCAGGACATTTCCATCACCCGGACATCCGAGTTCAAGACGCGGAAACCGGTCGCGATCAGCGGAAAGGAAACCGCGATCGCCGACTGGAAATACCCGCGCTATACCTGGGAACTCAAAGTCAACCTGCTCCGCCAAGGCTTTTTCCTCGGCGCGACCTGGCTGGAATTCCAGGAGCTGATGGGGTTCTATAATGCCCGGAATGGCGGTTTTGATACATTCCTGTATCAGGATCCGGATGATTATCAGGTCAACGGACAGGGGATCGGGATTGGAGACGGCACGCCCCGCTTCTTTCAGCTGGTAAAGAGTTTCGGTGGTTTTGTCGAGCCGCTGCTGGCCGTAACGGCCGTCGACATCTATTTCAATGGCACCGCGATTTCGACGGGTGGAACAAATTACGGCGGCACCAATTATGAGTGGGCATGGATGGGTTATGACGGCCTCCAATATCCCGGAGGCGGCGTGCTGCCGATCGGCTGGTCGTCAACGCCAGGTCAAATCTGGTTTTCACCGTCGGTTCCCGCCGGCGTCGTTATCACCGCCGACCTTACCTACAGCTATCCCTGCCGATTTGTCGAGGATCAGTGCCAGTTTGAGCGATTCACGCAGGGCGTCTACGCCGTAAAAAAACTCACCTTCATGTCGGTGAAATAGCATGAAGCTCTGGTCATTCATTTTCACCAGCCAGACCCACACTCTCCAGAGTGCGAGAGTTGCCGCCCCAAACCAAAGCGAGGCCTGTGCTCAAATACAGAGCCTGCTGCCGGACGCCCCCCTGACATTCGGTCCCCGCCCGGCAAGCGAAATCATTCTGAGCTGGATGGGCGAGATCGATGTGCCGAAGGCCCATATCATTTCCGTCGTCAGGCGGGACGGCACGACCCTTCATAACGGGGGTGTTTTGTGAAACCCATCAGCCCGGAACTGCTCGCATTGCTGGCCACCCGCCAGTTTTTCGCCGCCGACCTGTTCACGCTCACCCTGCAATCGGGGGTCTCGCTTTATTATTGCGGGGGCGACGCGGATATTGTCGCGAACGGCATTACGTTCTCGGCCGGCGGTCAAACCGGGCCTTATTGGGACCGCACAGACAACAAGGCCAAATGCCACTGGAAAGTCGGCGTTGACGTTGACAGCCTGGTTATCGATGTCATTCCGGGATCGGCCACCATCCTCGGCGTTCCGTTCCTGACGGCCATCCGCAACGGCGTTTTCGACGGCGCCGAGTTCACTCTCGACAAGGTGTTCATGCCGACCTACGGCGATACCAGCCGCGGCTTTGTGCGCTATTTCGTCGGGCGGGTAGCACAGATCGACGCTGGCCGCAGCGTGGCGACGTTCAACATCAACAGCCATCTTGAGCTTCTCGACGTTCAGATGCCACGCAACCTCTACCAGCCGGGCTGCGTCAATAATCTCGGGGATGCCAGCTGCGGCGTGGATATTGCCAGCTTCAGCGCCGCCGGGACCGTCGCCGCCGGCTCTTCGGTGGCCATGGTCCTGGGCGCGATCGCGGGAACCCACCAGGCCGGCTATTTTGATCTCGGCACCATCACCTTTACCAGCGGCGTGCTGAATGGCCAGAGCTTCACGGTCAAGCAATGCACATACGGCAGCCCCTCGACCATTTCCCTGATGGGCTTTTCGATCGCGGCGCCTGCCGCCGGCGACACTTTCACGATCTTCGCCGGCTGCAACAAGAACTGCGACCTGCCGATCAGCGTGCAGGGCATTATGACGGCGGGGCAGAACAATCTGGTCCTGGTCAATGGCAGCAACGGGGGCGCCGTGCAGATCGGCGCGACGATCACCGGCTATGGCGTGCCGGCCGGCACCACGGTGACCAGCTGGGAGCCGGGTTCGGGCACGATCGGCGGCTATTCGACAACCGGCAATCTCTACGTTTCCAACAATTTCACCGCGTCATCGAGCAATGGAGCGTCATACATCTCCCATCCCTATGTCTGCACATCAACCGGCGTCATGAACGGGTGCTCGAAGTTTGCAAACCTCGCGAACTATCGCGGATTCCCTTATGTGCCACTGCCAAGCACGGCCTCTTAAATGACGATTCAATCCGAACGTCAGGCAATCATAAGCGAGGCGGCCTCCTGGGTCGGGACGCCCTACCATCATGCCGGGCGGGTCAAGGGCGCCGGTGTCGACTGCCTGACATTGCTGGCCTGTGTTTTCGAGAATGCCGGGATGATTCCGCCTGTCGACATTCCGCATTACCCCCCCGATTGGCACATGCACCGGAGCCAGGAGCTTTATCTTGGCGGCCTGCTCGAATATTGCGCCGAAGTCGAGGGGCCTCCGGAGCCGGCCGACATAGCGCTGTGGAAATTCGGCCGCTGCTACAGCCATGGCGCGATCGTCATCGCCTGGCCACTGATCCTCCATGCCTATATCGGCCATGTGGTCGGCCAGGAGAATGTAACCGAGGCGCGATATCTCTCTTATGTCGGCGAGCCGGTTGAGGGCTGCGGCAATCCACGCCCACTGAAAATCTTCCGTCTGAAAAGGTGGATGTGATGTCGGGAATTTTTGGCGGCGGCCAAAAAAATACACCCCCATCCTATACCAGCCTCGCACTCAACACGTCCGCCTACGGCCTGCCGATCCCGCTGTACTTCGGTTGCACCCGGGCGGCTCCGAACCTGCTATGGGATCAGAACTTTCAGTCCATCGCCCATCAGTCGAGTTCCGGCGGCAAAGGCGGCGGTGCGACCGTCTCAAATTACACCTACACCTCAGACATCATTTGCGGCCTGTGCGAAGGCCCGATCACCGGCATCAATAATATCTGGATTTCCGGGAACGACTCTTCGTCCACGCTGGCCGCGCAGGGAATGGGTCTGGCGCTCGGCAATTATGGTCAGGCGCCATGGAGCTACCTCGCGGCAACCTATGCCAACCAGGCTGTCCCCTATAGCGGGATCGCCTACACCTATTCCGAGGCCTACAATCTCGGTCAGTCCGCATCTCTGCCGAACTGGGGCATGGAAATTCAGGGCTTCCTTTACGGAACCGCCCCAAATGGCATGGATGCCGACCCGTCGCAAGTGATCGCGGGTCTTTTGACGAATCCGCATTGGGGCGGTGGTTTCCCATCAAACCGCTTCGGCACACTCGCGGTAGCGTCTGAGGTCCACACAATACCTCCGGCCGCTCCCTATCAAGTCACGGTCAACGAATCGTCGATCTATGCGTGGAATTTGGATGTCACGTTCCTCGGCGTCCCGCTGACATGCGTTCCCGGCGCGCCGGGGCCTGGTCAATACAGTCAGAACGGTGCCGGGCTCTATACGTTCAATTCCGGCGGCGGCACGGTCACGATCAACTATGCGACCCGGACTCCCGCACTTCCGGCCTATCAGGCCTACACCCTGTCACAGGGGCTGTGGATCAGCCCGGGCTACACCAGTCAAACCGCTCTCGCATCCATGCTGACCGATATCGCGACCTTTACCAATTCGCGGCTGGTCTTCTCATCGGGCGTTTTGACGGTCGTCCCCAACGGTACCGTCAATATCACCGGAAACGGTTACACCTATACGGCCCCGAGCGCTCCGGTTGTCAGCTTTACGGAGGATGATTTTCTCCCGAACCAGGGATCGGCCTCGTCTTCGGTGACGGACGATCCTGTTCTCCTGACGCATCTTCGTCCCGCCGATCAATATAATGATATCCAAATCGAGGTTCTTGATCGGAACAACCAATATTCCGCCTCGATCTGCGAGGTCCCAGACTCGGCGTTGATGAACAAATTCGGCCGCCGCTCGCAGGGAGTGCAGGCCGCGCATCTGTTTTCCGACGTTGTGGCCGGAAATACCTCGGTCCAGCTTCTTCTTCAGCGCCAGCATATTCAAAATAAATTCAGCCACACCGCGGACATCAGATTCAGCTTTCTCGATCCCGCCGACGTTGTCGCGCTGACCGAACCGGATATGTATCTCTCCGATCAGTGGGCGGCGATTCTTGAAATCCAGGAGAATGATGACGGGACACTGTCTTTTATCACCGAGGAATTTCCGACCGGTACCGGCGCGGCCGCGACCTATGTCGTCAACAATTCAACGGCGATTCAACAGAACTATAACGCCCCTTCTCCCGACATCAACACGCCCATTATTTTCTGCCCTCCGGTGGCGATCTGCCCGTCGAACGGCCTGGAGGTGTGGGCGGCCGTCAGCGGCCTGTCGAGCAGCTGGGGCGGCTGCAATGTGTGGCTCAGTCTCGACGGCAGTTCATATAGGTTGGCGGAAACGCTCAACGGCGCTTCGCGCATGGGGGTTACAACCTCCGCGCTGCCGATCGGCGCCGATCCGGACACGACGAATTCGGTTGGCGTCAATCTGTCGGTGTCGAATGGCGAGCTGGCCGGAGGCACGGCGGCCGACGCGAATCAACTTGTCACCCTCTGCTATCTGGATGGCGAATTTATCAGCTATCAGTCGGCCACGCTGACTTCGGCCAACAATTATACCCTCGGCACGCTCCTCCGGCGCGGCCAGCACGGATCAGCGCCGGCGGCTCACGCGATCAACTCGCCCTTTGCGCGGCTGGATGAAAATATTGCCAAGATCCAAATCAATTCGCTGCAGGTCGGGCAGACCGTCTATGTGAAGTTTCAGAGTTTCAACCTTTTCGGCGGAGGAGTTCTGCCGCTCTCAAGCCTGACCGTGTATCCCTTCACGATCGAAGGTGCTCCGAATAACTACCTGGTCAGCAGCATTGCCGCCGCCCCGGGATTTCAATCGGTCAATCTGACCTGGTTGAATCCGCCCAACGCCTTGACCGCCTTGGCAGCGGTCGAGGTCTGGCGAAACACCGCCAACGACATAACCACAGCCACCCACATCGGCGACACGGCTCACCAATCCGCAGTCTATGTCGACAGCGGCCTGACGACAGGAACGGCCTATTATTATTGGGTGCGGGTCCGCGATATCGCCAGCAATGAGGGGCCTTGGTCCGAGTCCGTCAGCGCGACGCCGATACAGGTAGCCGCCAACGATATAGCGACAAGCGCGGTCGCCGGCGCGGTCGCCGACGCCAATTCGATCCAGAACAATTTCGTCTTCGCGGGTCCTACCGGCAGCGTGATGCAGGCGGCGCAGCCTATTTCGGCGATCAGCGTTTCAACCCCGGAAGGGACCGGCGTTGTCGATGTAACCGCGCTTGCGTTTGAGTCGGGGTCGGTTCCGGGATTTGTGGCCAACCTTGCCACCACGGTTGCCACAAATTATCTGGACAAGGCGAGTGCCGCCGCCACTTATCTGACCCAGACTGACGCCACCGCTACCTACGCAACCGCATCCTCCCTCGCCAGCTTGTCCTCGATTTATCTGGGGATATCGACGGCATCCGCCACGTACCTGACCCAGACAACGGCCGCCGCCACCTATGCGACGGCGAGCAGCCTTGTATCGCTGGCCTCGTCTTTTGGGGTGACCGCCTCTCAGGTCTCGACCCTCAACAGTGCGGTGTTGTCGAGCATTGGGGGCGGCGGCAGCTTACAATCCCAGGTCTCCGCGCTGAATTCGGGGTTGGCTGGCATCCCCGGCACCTATGCGGCGATCACCAGCCTCAACAACACCAGCACGACCGCCGGCGCGGCGGTGGCGGCGGCCGCTGCGACTGTCGTGGCCGCCAACACCAATGGCTATGCCACGATCACCACAATCAATTCGACCATTGCCGGAGCGACGGGAACCGGGGCGACATCCCTGACGGCGCTGGCGACTGCGGTCGGTGCCCAGGGCGGAAACATTTCGACGCTCTCGTCCTCAGTCACCAGTCTGGCGGGGATCACGACGACTCAGTATGGCGTGACCCTCACAAACATCGGCTCGGGCGGCGTTCAGGCGGTCAGCGGATTCCAGCTGTTGAATGGTGGATCATCGTCCAGCTCCTTTAACGTCAATGCCGACGCATTCAATATTTACTCTGCGACCTATCCGCTCGCCGCTGCGTTCGCGATCGGCTATGACGGCACCATCGGTGCCCACGGCGCAATGGTGGTCACCAGCGCGGGTATCGGGACGGCAGCGGTCCAAACACACCATGTCGGCGCAAATCAGATCAACAGTTCCCACATCGCCAGCATCAGTGCTTCGGTTATTAACGGCTTGACACTTATTGGCAACACCATCGAAACCGCTGCGTCGGGGGCTCGCACCGTAATCAGCGCAACGAACAACGCGCTAACCAGCTATGACTCCGGCGGTAACATAGTTGCACAGGTCGGAAGTGGAACAGGGTGGGCGGCTGGACAGTTTTGGGTGCCAAGCGGAAATCCCGGTGGTTTAATTTCCTCGTTAAATGCCTTCAGCCAGGTTTCGACAGTGCCAGCGTTGAACGTCGGCGGCTGGATTCAGATGCAGATGCAGGGGGGCGTCAATAAAATCACGGACATGTCTGGTAATGCCACCATCTCTCTGGGTGGTCAGGCATCGTTCGGCTCTTTGGTCCTACCCGGTACGACGACAGCAAACATAACCGGCGCGTATAACATCACGGCATCGAACAACATCGCCGCCGGGTATTTTTCATCATCAGGGATCTCATCGTTCTCACAGGTCGATTTCTCCTATCTTGCATCCTATCTGGGCTATGTCTCGCCGGACCCGTACATCGCCTACGACACAACCGGTCATGTTATCACGGTGCACGGCGCCTCATCCTCTGCCGGGTACTCGTTTCAGGTGCTTGGGCAGTCTGGAAAACATGCCTTCATGGGGCAGGCGTTCAATACGGCGGGAACGGCAGCGGTCGGCGCCGGAATGGTGGGATTCTATGTCAGCGACACCTCCGGGTACGCCTTCAAAGCTATGGCGGGAACGGCGGGGCCGTTCACCGGCTCTCATGATGCCCTGATCCTCAAAACCGACACGCCGCCCGTTCTTGGGGACATCGTTGTTGGAACGAGCATCGTCAAACATGGCGACATCTCAAATACCGTCGCCCAGATTACAAGATCTGTGACGCCCAATGACAAAAGGGCGATCGGGGTGTTTGTCTCGTCGTCCGGACTGACCGACCAGAACGTTCCGGTCCCATATCTGGCCCCGATAACAGTAACGTCGATCGCTCCGGATGGAACCGAAAGTACGACAACAAAATTTGTCGTGACCGACGATTATACATCCATCGAAGCGACCTACAACGTCTGCCTCATCAACGCGTTGGGTGAAGGTCAGATCAACGTCGTCGGAGAAGGTGGGGACATCGCCATCGGCGATCTGATTGTCACCTCCAGTACTCCTGGTAACGGCATGAAACAGGCCGATGACATCGTGCGGAACTACACCGTCGCGAAAGCCCGTGAGGCTGTGAGTTTCGGGGGTACGACGACTGTACCGCAGATGATCGCCTGCATTTATGTCTGCGGCTAGAGAGGTTTTTTGATCATGGGACTGCACAACCTCGCATCAATGACGACGCCAACGATTGGTACCGGCGTCATCACGCTCGGCTCTGCGACAACCGGGGCGCTAACGTTTGCCGCCGCCGGTGTCGTCAACGGTGAGACCGTGAGCTATGCCATTCGGGACGGCAACAATACCGAGTGCGGAACGGGCGTCTATTCCTCCGCTGGCACAACCCTGACCCGATCTCCGGTGAACTCGTCCAGTGGTGGCGCCCCCATCAATTTGAGCGGGTCCGCCGTGGTATTCCTGGTGACGCTGGCTTCGGACGTCGTGACCCCGGCCCTGTTGGCCGGCGGCACACTGCCCATTGGCGCGTCCAATATCGTTGAATCGTACAGCAAACTCGTTCCAACGACGGGCTTCGCAATCACGCTGGCGGCACGGCGGACGATTCTCAACCCGGCAGCCACCCTTGCGGCAGGCACAATCACGATGCCGCCGACGCCTGTGGATGGGCAGGTTTGCACGGTCACATCGACAAAACAGGTGACCGCCCTGACCGTCAGCCCAAATAGCGGGCAAGCCGTCGTCTGTGCGCCGACCTTTCTGTCGGCCGGCACTCCGTTTTCGATGCTGTTCCAGGCGTCATCAAACACATGGTTTCCAACATGATGAAGGTTCGCGAAATGCAGAAATTGATTGCTGCCGGCGCATTGGCGCTTATGCTGCCTTGCGCCGAGGTCTCGGGGCAGGTTGGCAATGTGAGTTGCCTCGGTCTGCCCGCGCTGACCGGCGACACAACAACAACGGCGGGCAACTGCGCGACCAGCACAACCAAAACCGGCGGCGTCTCGTTCGCCCCATCTGCCACGACGGACACGACAAACGCCGTCAACATCACAAGCGGAACGCTGCCGGCTACCCGTTTGCCGACCCCCACGGCATCCAGCCTGGGCGGCATCGAGAGTGTCACCAACGCGAGCCATCAGTGGCTCTCCTATATTGACACCTCCGGTGTGCCACATCTTTCCCAACCGGCTTTTGCCGATCTTTCCGGCGCGATCGCCTCCGGCCAGGTCTCCGGGTTGTACACCGGCATAACCGGTGTCGGAACTCTGACGGTTGGCATTTGGAATGGTTCAGTGATTGGATCGTCCTACGGTGGCGCCGGGACAACCAGCGGCATTATGAAAGCGAATGGCGCCGGGGCTGTGTCTGCCGCCGCGAGCGGCACGGATTACGCGCCTCCAACATCCGGATCCGCAATTCTGAAGGGGAATGGTTCAGGTGGGTTCAATTCCGCCACCGCAGGAACCGATTATCTGTCGCCGACAGGCAGCGGGGCGTCACTGACGGGAATTCTCTGGTCGCAGATAGGGTCTGCACCAACGACGCTATCTGGCTACGGAATAGCATCGCCCCTCCCTGCTAATCAAGGTGGCACCGGGGAGGCTGGCACTGTCACAGGTGCGTTGAAAGGTAACGGTACCAGTCCCGTTACACAGGCGGGCTGCGCTGACTTATCAAACGGAGCAACCGGGTGCTCTACGGTGGTTGGGACAGCCGCAACCGCAAATACGGGGTCCAGCGGCTTAACCGTTCCATACCTGAACGGGAATAACACTTACTCAGGAACTTCCAATTTCACGGGAACATTTCAGGTCGGTGGAAACGTAATGACGTTCCCAGGTTCTCCGGCCGCATTGCTCGCAACGAATGGAAGTGGTGCATCGCTCACAGGGCTCACCTGGTCGCAGATCGGGTCGACGCCGACGACATTGAGCGGATATGGTGTCGGCAGCGTCCCCAACGGCAATCTGGCCTCCCAGACAGCTAACACTGTTCTTGGGGCTCTGACAGCGACCACGCCATCCGGCCTGTCGGTGCCGCCTTGCTCTGGCGCAACGAACGCCCTGACATGGACATCTGGGACTGGCTTTGGCTGCAACACTATCTCAGCGGGGGCCACGCTTGGGGCTAATACGTTTACTGGAAAGCAGACCACAGCAGCTTCAGCCACAGGTGGGGCTGGATTCAATCTACCGGCAGGCACAGCCCCAACCTCACCAGTAAATGGTGATGTGTGGACAACTTCCGCAGGTATGTACGCCCAGATTAATGGCGCAACGGTAGGCCCGTTTGGATCGGGTGGGAGTATAAGCTATCCAACAACCGCCCCTTCAGGCTCATCTTCAGCGCCTGCTTATTCCTTTTCCTCATATACAGGCGAGGGGATGTGGGACAATTCTGGTGTCTTGACTTTGCAGGGCTGGACCTCCGCATCTCCAGTCCCTTCTGGGGCTATAACTATAGTCAGTGGCACCAATTCAAGTACAGGAGCGACTGGAAATATCAACATTGCAAGCGGTGCCCAGAGCGGTGCTTCTGGCACAGGGGTATCAGGCAATGTTTCAATTACCACAGGGGCATCATCCCTTGGTAACACCGGAGCCGTCACGATTAACACGGCTTCTCCGACAACAACCAGTTTAAGCGCCGGATCAATCACTGTTCAGCCTGGAACTACGGCTACGGGGTCCGGCGCGACGACGAATATTTATAGTGGTGCCTCTTCGGGCACAGCAACCTCTGGGCAGGTCAACATTTCAAGTGGCGCGAACAGCAGTTCCGGTGGCACTGGAAACGTGGTTATTACTACGGGGACGTCAACGTCCGGCGGCACGGGAGCTGTAAACATCTTGACCGGCACCCCAACGAGTACCTCTCAGTCTCCGGGTAGTATTCAGTTCACCCCAGGATCGACCGCTACCGGAACAGCGGCATTTACAACAATCTATGCCGGATCATCTACAGGAACAGCAACGGCTGGACAGTTGTCGCTCCAGGGAGGATCAAACTCCTACGCTGGGGCGGGTACGGCTGGGGCGGTGCTCGTTGCAGGTGGAGGACAATTAATCGGGTCCGGTAGCGGAAATGGCGGAGCGGCCAGCGTAACCGGAGGGGGTGTCGCGGGGTCGGGGACCGGAGGTGCGGTGACAATAGCCTCTGGATCCAGCTCAGGCACGGGTACCTCTGGCACAGTCACAATCAAAAGTGGAACCTCGATAAGTGGGTCCACCGGGCCAATAGCCATAAGCACATCAAACGCGGCGTCAAATAAGACCGCTGGATCTATTACGATCTCAGTCGGCTCATCCACCGGAGTATCCGGGACGGCTGGTACAATAAGTCTGACTTCTGGATCGTCGGCTAGTGTTGCTGGGGGCGGGATTACACTTACAGCGGGTACCGGAGGTACTGGCGGGGGTGCCGTAGGCATCACAGGTGGTTCTGGCGGAAGTAGCACAGGGGGGACCGTTACGCTGACGGGGGGAGCCAACACAGGCGTTTCAAACGCCGGGGGGGTAAAACTTCAAGGTGGAAATGCTAGCGGCATAGGTGGTAACGGAGGTTCGGTCACCCTTCAACCCGGCACATCCTCCTCCGGAACAGCCGGGAACGTCGCCTTTGCCAGTGCGACAGGAACAACCATGTTTACTGTAAATGCCTCTGGAGCCATTCACGCAGTGACCACTGTAGGAGCATTGCCGACCTGTAATGCTGGTGCTCAGGGGGCTGTTTGGGTGGTGACCGACGCCAGTTCCCCGACATGGAATGCCACGCTGACGGGGGGTAGTTCCACGGTTTGTTTGGCGGTTTGTAACGGCACAAATTGGACGGCCCATTGAGGTTAATTTCGTGCCTATCCGCTTAACGCACACACCTACTAGATATTGCGGCCTGAAAACTGCGCCCCTGACACCAATGCCACACGTTCCTCAGCAGAAAATGTGAGGTCAGTTTTGGGGTACAGGATGACAAATGTCCGTCTAAAAATGATCGCCGATCT